CGGTCTGAACATCCTGCCAATCCGTGTTATACACCTGCAACCTGTCCACATCTTCCAGATAGGACATCATGCCCTCAACCGGGGAAGGAATCGCAGAACCGCGAGCCGCAGTCCCAGCAAAAGCCATGACGGTTTGATCGGAAACGACATTGAGTTCTGCCGCCGTCAAAATCTGGCCCGCTACGAAAACTTCTCTAGTCACAATTCTCCTTATTAGAAACCGAGAACACCGGCATCATCATCAAGTTTACCAAACACCGCATCATCCAGGATGAAGAACGCAAACGGCAACTCCTCAAAACTGAACGACACATAATGCGAATCCACCGACACGTCATGCGACACCCCAATAATCCGGTTACGAATCGAAATGGAAGTGCCCACCCGGTTAGGTGTAAACCGAACATCCGCCTGATCGCCCAACTCCAACCCCAACACGGAAGTCTGCTGCTCCGAGGAGAGCGCCCGCATATTCACGCGGATACGCTCAATCCGATACTCAGGCACCGCGTACCGGGCCACAATGTAATCCGCCAACCCCTGCAAATCACCCAAAATCAGGAGGGTGTCTTTGCTCACCGCCGTCACACCATAAGTCACCTGTGAACTCGCATCCACCGCCGTAGCAGTACCGGCAGCCGAAGTCACCGTCACATCATTAGCAAGCTGCTCAGTACCGTAAACAATCTCAATACCGTCATACGGGATACCAATGTCATCACCAAATATCACCGCGCTCGACACCGGCTGGATAAGCCGTTCACGGAACACAACCTTCCCATCCTTAGACATGAAAATTAGTCCCGCCTCAGACTCCTCCACAGTCTGCAAATACGACAGGGCGTTACCATCGACATCACCGGCAAGCAAAGTGGTGTTTCCAGTATCAATGTCCCGGTCAAGGGCGGGCCAAGCGATGCTCAACTGGTCAAGCACGCGCTCCACACGCGCCCCAGAACCCTCCTGAACCGCAGAACCCCCAGCGTTCTCCTCACGAGCAAACAGTGAGAAAGCGTCAGACCCGTCAAGGGAAGCAACCGAAATCCCATCCATCGAATAGGTGAAGTTCCAGTCATCCGCCAACCCCGTAAACACCGCAGTACCGTCAGCCAACACCCGAACAGGTTTCCGAGGCACCACATAAGACCCATACTCCGCCCCACTATTCAACGGGTCAAACGCACGATCCTCATTCCGCAACGACACCGAAACCCCGCCAGCATTAGTGCGCTCCAAATCCCGTGAACGCCCCCGATTAGTAGACACCGAAATGAGCGAATCCGTCACATCCACATACGAAATACCACCATCAAGAATGCCCGAATCCAGCAACCCCAACACCGGGTCATCCAGGGTGAACCCGTTGAAAGACCCCAGCTCAACAGTGACCGACATTACGCGCTCGCAAACACTGGGCCAGAAACACGCTCATAACGCTTGATAGCGTTCACAATCTGCTCACCAACCTGAGCCCCATTAGTACCCATACCCGCAGTCACATTGATAGTGATGTTCGCCCCACCACCCATCGAACCAAGACGGTCATTCGGCACAACATTCCCGCCACGCCCCGGCATAAACAACTCCGGCCCCATCTCCCCCACAAGGTAAGGCAGGCCACCCGTAGCGCGCCCACCATTAGCAAGCTCACCAAACCTGCGCCCCCCGGTGACAGTCTGAGAAGGCAACTTCCCACCACTCAGGCTGAAGAAGTCTTTCAAAGCATCGAAAGCGTCATTGATTGCTTCCGACAATTTGACCCACGGCGTAGCAAGCGCCGTCACAACACTCTCCACAACACCTGCCGCAATCTTGAAGTTCTCCACCGACTTAATCCACCCCCATTGGCCTTCAGTCACCTCATTGATGGCACCTGCCAAACCCTCATTCCCGAACAACCCAGTCAACAAGTCAATAAACCAAATCAGGCCAGGGATTATCGAAATGAGCAACGGAATCAACTCAACAACCATCTCAGTCAACGGAGGAATCAGCTCCAACAGTGAAGGCACAAGCCGAACCATAGAATCCACAAATTGCTGAAACAACGGGCTCTCCGGCAGGTTCGCAATACTATCCAGCAACGACTCCAACACGCTCGCACTTTCGGGAATCTCCAACGCCTCTTTCAACGCCGCACCAACCGGCCCCAAAGCCTCAGTCAAACCAGCCCAAGCCTCACCGAAACCTGCCAACAGCAGTGGAAAATCTTCCTCGAAGAACTTCGTCAACGGTGGCACAACATTGGTAATGAAAAACTCAACAAACCGTTCGAAGGTAGGAATCAGCGCAATACCAATCGTTTCCTTTATCTGCTCCAACCCCAACCGGAACCGATCCGAATACAAGGCACCAGCCTCCGCCGCACCACCATATTGCGACTCAACCTCAGTCAAAATCAAAGCCTGCGCGTCAAGCAAGCGGTTCGACTCAACAAGGGTGCGAATCTGCTCCCTCTGCTGATCGGTGAACGTAGTTCCACCACGCGCCAAAGCCGTCACACCCTTTATCGGGTTTTCCAACGCCTTACCCAAAGCAATCGCCTGAGCAGAAGCATCCTTCTTCAACACCATCGCCATATCAAAAGCGGCCTTCGTAGCCCGGTCAAAAGTGCCACCAGCCTGCCCAGCGGAAGCACTCAAAGCCTTGAACGACAACAGTTGCGCCTGCACAACCTTGATAACCTCAGAGTCCACACCAATACGCAACTCCTGAGCGTTAGCAAACGCAATCAAGCGCTTGGTTACCGAATCAACCTCACTACCAAAAACGCCCGTAGTCTTCGCAACCTGGCGCAACACGGCCTCAGACTGTTGAACCTCCTCAGCCATACGAACGGTTTCAGCCGCAAAGTTACCGATAGCGCGAATAGCGAACGCACCTGCCACGAGCGTACCAATGCCGACAAGCGACTTACTAAACCCGCCCAAAGCACTCTGAGCCTGCCTGATACCAGTCGGGTCAAACTTGCTAACGACTGGAATGTCAATAGAACCGCGACTCACCTAATCCTCCTATTTACAAGCGCCATATACTTTTCAATAACCCGCTGCGCGATAGAGGTCACTTCATCACGATCATCCTTAGCCCTGGGAATAACAAAACGACCCAGGCCATCAAGAACGGGTGCCCGACCAGCCAAAGCACTTACAAGACCACGGCCCTGCGCTGTTCTGCCCTGGCGCATACGCTCAACAAAATAGAAACCGCCCAAACCTTTACGCCCACGAAACCCCATAGAAACCACCGGATAAAAACCCGGCTTTAGAGTCCTAGAGCCCAGCGGCACCTTTACCGTGGCGTTCACCGGCCCCCAACGCCGACCATCTGCACCCTTTGACAAGTTAGAAACCGGCGGCTGACTCGGAATGTTATTCTTTAGCTTCGTAGCAAAAGGCTTCAGGTCATCCCGCATCTCCTTCTGGAGAGTCTTTCGCAAGTTGGGGTCTATCTTCTTCAGCTCAGAAAGCAACACCCTAACATCGGAAGCTCTAACACTGAACTGGGCGGGCATAATACTTCTATTCTACCGCTGGCCCCGCTTACCGCTTTGGGCCTGAGCCCGCGCAATCAAGTAACGTTCGATAGTCCACAACATGCGAGGCTCAAGTTTCATCAGCTCCAACGGGCTAATCCCCGTTTCACAAGCTAGGGCAGCAATCTCCCAGTGAAGGCTCGATTCACCGAGCCCCTTTATTTTTTTTCAGCAGCCTGCGAAACCATCGAAACAGACTCAACCCACTTCTCAAACTCGTCAGTGGTCTGCCCGGTACGCTTCAGAGCGTGCCACGCCAGAAAGAACATGTGCGTCAAACGCACGTCATCCCCCAGGCGGGCAACACTCAAATCGAAGCGTGCCTCGAACGCGATCAGGTCGGCAGCAATAGCCGAACAGTCAACGCTTGTTTCGTCAATGAAAGTAACTTGTAGGTTTATTGGGTTCATTGTTTACGCGGTTCCTCTAGTCACGGTGCCATCAGCCAAAGGCCATGTTACCGAAAGAGTAGCCAAATCCCCAACCGAAGAAGCGAAGGGCTGGTACTCGGTGACAAGGAACACGCCAGAATATGACGGGTTCGTTGCCGACACAGCGGTGCCGTTAGGAACGACAACCACGGTTGCGTTGCTTCCAAGAAGCGGGAACAGTGTTGCATCCACGGCAGCCGTACCGAAGTCCTGGTGGAAGTCGAGCGAAACGGAAGCATCGCGAAGGCCCGCGATTCTTTGGACATAGGTGTCAGAAAAAGCGGTGGTTTCCTGCTCCGCTGCACTGACATCGAAAGTCACTGCGGCAATAGCAGACGAAAAATCCGCCCCATTTATTTTGATGTTGTAGTTAACTGCCACGAACTTTGGCACGGTATCTCCTTATAGTGCGAACACGGTCACAGCGAAATCCGCTGATAAATATGTGATATCTCCAATTGTAACGGAGGTGATGTTAGTCATCTCAGCGACCCTGGTATCGAAAGCGTTGCCCCCAAGTGTGCGATCCGATTCAATCGCAGTCTTCAGTGAACCCGAGCCAGTGCTGATAAGCGCATCGAGGTTCTGCTGTGCCTGCTTAGTGGCGAGCCTTCCGAAAATGACAGTGACCACGAAACTGTATTCCGTCAGCCCCTTCTTGAAAGCCTGGTTGTACGAAACAGAGCCCAACTGCACCACCGCAGCCGGCATCATCGGGTCGTCAGGAATATCCGCGTAGGTTCGCAACCCGGCAATCGTGCCCATGTTGGTTGCGAGGCCCGCCCGCATAAGGCTGATGCTCACGCGAATCGAATCTTCCGGTAAGGCTGAATCAGGCGTTCCACATCAGGGTCAAGCCTGCCAACCCGCACCACACCAATGTCCGAGAACCCCAGCACACCCGTTGGGGACTCGTAACGCTTATACGCCCGCAGTGAGGAAAGAATCGTTGCCTGTTTGATAGCGGTAGGAATCGAAGCAAAGCCGAAGCGTGCCACGATCTGAACGGAAGCCTGCCCCGCATTGATGTCGCGAGGCTCATAGATAGGCCACAAGTAGTCACCGACAGCACGAACCCTGGTGAAAGGTGTGGCAATCCCACCAGCCAACCCATTCAACGGCTCCAACTGGTAATCAGTGGTTGCCCAAGTCTGGTCGAACCCGCCCTCACCCGTAGTATCCGACTTGATAGAAGTCACCGAAATAATGTCATCGGTTTCCAGCAAGTAAATGTTCTCAGGAATATAGATACGGGTTACAGCGGTAGCACCAGTGTTGAAAAACACGCGCTCAGTGTACGCATCAATGTCGCGGGAACTCGACTCAATCGCAGTTTCCAGCAACGAGTCATCAATGTTGTCGGTGATACGGGCCGCAGCCTTCACCTCAGCAAGTGTTGCGTATGCGTTTACTAGCGCCATAAAAATCCTCCAACCACCATTCTACCGCCCGGCCTCCCACCCGTTCAGTCTGCGCCGTTCCACACTCCACGAGCCCGCCCCAAAATCGTCACGCGCAACCTTCTCCGAATAGTGTGCCTGGTTCGAGGTGAAGGTTCTGGAGTTTTCACGCGACAAGCGTTCGTCAGACCGGATGGTCGAACTGTTGTCATGGATCATCGGCACCTCGAGCCGGCGAACCGTCACCCCTGCGTGCTCAGCCCTGCGCTGATAATCGTTATCCTCAAAATAGGCGGGAAAGAAACCCTCATCGAACAAACCCACACGCTTCACAGCCTCATAGCCGAGCGCAAACGCCTGCCAATGGGGAAACATACTAGATAGGGTTATCTCGTCACTACGGGCCCCTGAGAGCCTCTGAAGGGCACCAGGCTCAAACTGCACGTCATTCGAAGTAATAAACCAGCGTTCAGCGTAAGGAAAGGACTTTATGCCCAAGTTCCAGGAAGCAGAAACCCCCAAATTCGCCGGCATCGGCAAATAGGTGGTGTGCTCCACACAAGCCGGCACATCAACAGTCATATCCTCCAGCACATCCGCAGCACCATTGTCAATGATGAGCAAATGTTTCACCGGGTAGTCAATGCTCGACACCATGCGATCTAACAGGTCATAACGGTTCAGCACCGGCACAATCAGGTTCTCTAACACCACGTTCCCTTCCACTTCACCACAAGGTCATTCTCCAACACAAGGTTCTTCCGCCCGTGACGCTCCACCACATCGGTAGCGTTCGCATCAGTCAAATCAGGAAACAACACTGTTGGCTCCCCACTGGCCTCCACATATTGCCGGTGCCAATCAATCTCCAACAGAATCGAGTGCGCTTTATCCTTCACAACCGGCACACCAATCCGGTCAATAACATGACGCTCATAAACCCCCGCATAACACCCGAAGAAGTACGGGTCGGCTGTCAACGCCACAGACCCCTCGAACTGGTCAAGCAAATCCCAAAACTTATCAGACTTGATAACCCAAGAATCCTGCAAAAATAGGAAACGATCCACGCTCGTGTTCTCCATCACCCAGGCAATCTTCGCCAACTCGTAACCGAAACTCACCACCGCAATATGCTCACGCCCCAACGATGCTGAACAGTCAGCAAGCCAAGCCTGCCTGTCAGGACTAGACCCGATTACGGTCAGCACTACGCGCCTTCAGTTTCGTTGTCGAAATGCTGTGAGTGTAGGGAATATAAATCAGGGAAATGTCGCGCTCATCCAACCAGTCCTGAGTGAACCCCATCTGCAAGTAATAATCTTTGCGAGCCCAATCAGTACCAATGGCAATAATGTCGGGCCCCACCATGTCAATGCTTGTGCGCGAATCTGCACCGTCAACATTAGGCAACACATCATCAACCCAACGGCACGCCAACAAAACCTCTGCACGCTCCTCAAACGAACACACCGGGCTCTTGCCCTTATACGCCTCAATGAACTCATCCGTGTTCAACGCCACCACAACCCGCCCAAGCTGTGAACACTTCCACAGAAAATTGACGTGCCCGGAATGAAACAGGTCGAACGTGCCACCAGTGTAAACAGTGAGCTTATCCACCGAAATACCCCTTCAGGAACGGCATCCAATAGTCAGTCCAAACCTTCTCCTCATCAAAGTCGAGTGCAAACTTTCGTGACACGGCAGAGAACCCGCGTTCCTTATCCGCCAACTCCAAAGCGCCAACCACCGAAGCAAGCAACGGCACCTGAAAGAAAGCCTTCTGCGGTTCATCCCAGAAGGGTTGCCCCTGAACCAACCAACCATCCTCAGCCACCAGGTCGGGCGTAGCAGCCCAACCCGAACCGATTACCCGAGTGCCACAGGCCTGAGCCTCAACCTGTGGAACCCCAAACCCTTCACCGTAAGACGGGGCTAACAGAACATCGGCAGCCGAATACAACGCGGCAAGTTCCGCCTGCGAATATCCAATGCGATACTGCTCCCGGTTAGCGAACGTAATCTTGTCAGCGGGAATCCCAGACACCCGAGCAAGCAACGCCAAATCAAACCCTCCCACATTAGGTGCGGGGTCGGCGTGAACATACAAGTGCGAATCAGGGTGCGATTGTAGGTGCGCTGAGAACGCCATAAAGTTCACATCGTAAGCCTTCCGATGCAGAATCCCGTTAGCCTTATTCGCGGCAACCATCATCACCAGGAAGGTGTCATCACTCACCCCCAACAGTTCCCGAGTCGGAGTCATCCCCTCGGGCCCCAACATCTTCGGAGTCTTTTGGAACACCTTCGTATTCACTGCGTGCGGAATATACACAGACTCAATGCCCGCGTTCTCCAACTGTCGTTTCCCATGCGGGGCCATCGCCACCGGCGTCACATTCTCGCGCCGAAGAAACGCCCCCACACCGGGAGGCAATGTCACATGATCCAAAGGCACCCAAGAAATAACCGGCACCTCATCCTTCCAAGCGTTATAAACCCACACGTCATAAAGGGTCATGATCGCGTGCTTCAAATCGGGTGCGGCCTGCCGGTGATGCTCATGCCACGGGGTCAACACATCCTGCGAATAAGGTGCAACACCTCGCGGGTAAACCGGCACACTCCCAAAGTCTGTGCGATGCTCCCCAATGGAACCCTCAAGACCGTAATTCGACAGCACACCAACGTTCATGCTGTGGCGTTTCATGTAACGCACAAGGAACTCAGCCTGGACTCCGTAGCCTGTTGGGGCACCGGGACTATTGCTTGCTAGGGAAACGAGGCCGGAAATCTTTTCGTAGGTCATTCGAACATAATAGCGAAAGCCCCCGCCGTGAAACCTACAACACGACGAGGGCCTTCAGCCTTGTGACTAATGCTTATGCAAGAGCCAGGTACTTGATGTGGTTTGCACCGTTAGCAACACCAGCGCCAAGACGGTACACGAACCTGTAGGTCGTGACATCCTGGTTGAATGCGTAATCTGGGCTCACTGCCACTTGGAGGCCCGTGGTCGCAATCTTCACAGACTCCCAGTGTCCGAAGAACACAGCCTTAGCACCAGTAGCGATGTCAGCAACGGCAGGGTTCTCGTAGACAGGCATTCCGAGGATGGTGCTGGGCTCTCCCACAACAGGGTTGTAGATGTACTGACCAGCGTTATCCTTCAGCTTACGAACGAAACCAAGAGTCTTGGTGTTCATCTGAAAACCGCTACCTGGGAGCATTCTGGCGAGCCCATCAACCGAGTAAGCCAAATCTATCAAATTATCGGTAGTGAACGCGTTGGTTGTACCAGCGGTAACACCGGAACCAGCAACTGCAGTCACAGCTGCGTGAACAACTACGTTAGCGCGGGTACCGATAGCGACACCAGCCTGGCGCGCGATGTTCTCTTCAATCGAGAATCCGGCATCACTTACTAGTTCGTTGCTCAGGGCACACAAAAAAGCCTGCTTTGTCGGGCTCAGAAGAAGAGAGCTGTAAGTCGGGTTCGACTCTGCGATTGCGGAACCCTCAGTCACGGCTGCAGCAGTGCTGTAGCCACTCATGATTGGGATACGCAAATCGTTCCCCTGGTCGCGCAAGAAAACCTCAGAGGTTTCAAGGTATGGGCCGACAAGCTTTGCCAGGTCATAAACGCGATCAAGGAACGAAACGGGAACAGTGTCAGCCGAATCAACAAGCGCACGCTTCTCAGAGTGCAGGAAGTCGTGACCACGGATTTCACCGCGCGCAAGCGAACGGAAAACCTCAGCAGAATCGCGGCTGGTTTCCTGAACAGGGGAGAAGCCACGGGCAGCCTGAGCGAACTCAGCAGCACGAACCTCAGTCTGCTCGGCAACCTCGATGGAGCGCTGTGCGCTTTCGATGTCAGCCTCAATACGGTCAATCTTGGTCAGCTCGGCTGCATCAAGGCCACGACCCTCAGACTCGGCACCGTCAATGACGTCGCGAATCTGCATGGTGAGGTTAGCCTTGAGCTCCTGCTGACGCTTCAAAAATGAATCAGTCATTAGTATCTCTTTCTTAAGTGAATTGAATAAGTCGCAACCGCGTTGACGCAGAATCGCTCACCGTAGCGTTGACGCACACCGGATACCTACAATTCTAAACCAGTGCTTGCATTCAGTTTCAGAAACCACTATCTTGTTCGTGGGCGCAGGGGAAACCCTGCATGAGAAAAGAGCCCCGCCGGTGTTTCGACGTAGAGTGCAAACAACAAATCCATTACTAAGAAGGGTAATCGGTCTTGTTCCGGGAGTCGCACTTGCTCCCACACCATCGGCGGGGTTTTCTCATTCAGAAAAGAAAAGCCCCCACCAGGGGAAAGGGTGAACTACCTGGTAGGGGCTAACCCGATCTAGCGCGTTTCCGCAGCCTTCACAACACGGGTTTCTTTAGTCGGCTCATCATCGAGCGCAACAATCTGGCGTGCCAACTTCTCAGCCACACCAACATCATCGGTAAAGTCGAACAGTAGGTTCGCAATCTCCTCAACCGTTGCCATCAGTAACCCATCAAAACTTGCAGTTTCTTCTTCTTCAACGCCAACATATCCACACCGTTATCAGCCTCGACAGCCTCAGCCTCGGGTGCCAACTCGTTGATGACGGTCTGCAACAGGTTGCGGTCATCCGAAGAAATGTCCTCACCGTTCTCAATCTTCAACAAAGCGTCAGCCAGGGCGTCAGCATCCACGTTCGCACGCTTGGCAATCTTGTCCAAACCGCGAACCGTAGCAGTGCCGGCAGTTTCAGGGTATGCGGGGAAAGCGACAAGGGAAACCTCGTGCAAGCGCACAGACTTCAGAACACGTTCAGTACCGTCACCACTCCACTCATCCCCACCACGGGCAGGCATAGAGAAACCAAACGAGAACGCGGTCACATCGCCCCGGCGAACAAGCTCCGAAGCGTCACGCCCGTAAGAAGTATTAGGCAGGGTAGCGGAAACCCGAAGTCCACGCTCATCCTCAGTCAAAACCAAAGTGCCCGCACGAGTCGAACCCAGCACGGCCCCGCTGTCGTGGTTCCACAACATCTTGATGTCGTTGCGAGATTTCAACGAGGCACGGAAAGCGCCCGGCCTAATCGTTTCAGTAAACCCGCCCAAGTTCTCACTGCGAGAGTTGAACAGTGCGGCGTAACCCTCCAAGTGCATACCATCGGCACCCTCGCGCACCTCAAACGCTTCAACCTCAACAATGCGTGTTTCCAACTTGCTCAATGCTTCGCCCTTCGCTCGGCCTTCATTCTCTGCTTCAATTCTACCAACCACACCATCCGCGTAGGCGAGAGCCCGTTCAGCACTACGTTTCGAACCGCCACCACCCCACAACGCCATCGCCACAGCGCCAGGGCCGGGATAGTTCTCGTCACCGGGAGTGTTAGCCGGCGCATCCATGTCAACAAGGTGCCTGGAAATCCACGCTCGCAAACGAACCCACTTGTCAGCGGTCACATTACCTTCAGCCATCGCACGCGCCTCACGGATTGTTGCATCAACCACACCGTCACCAGACAAGCCCTGCTCGTGCCATTCAAGGCCACGACGGGCCGACGCCCTCATATACGCTGGGGCACTCAAATCAACCTGACGCAAACCATCCTCATCATCGTCACCATCATCTTCAGGCTCACCAGGCAACGGGTCAATCTTCGTCAAAGTCGAAAACTTGTGCCCAACAAGAATGTCAGTTTCATCCCAATACACTTCGCCCGTGTCAGACTCATCGGGCCGGTAAATACGAATCAGCGCGGCAGGGTCATCCGGTGTGCCCTCAATACTGAACGAGGACTCCGGGATACCCAAAACGCCCTCGGTCATAATGTGTTCGATACGGCCTCGAGCCATCCCGCCCGAAGAATCCCACTCCACAAAATCGCCCAAAACTAGCTCACCAGGTTCAGCCCTCACAGACCGTTCACCCTCGAACGTGGAATCCTCAGCCTGGGCAATCGCAAGCGCCTGATCTATTGCC